TGGCATGACCGCGATCGACGCCTCCCGACCACGCCCGAAGCCGTTCTGGTCCGACGCCCGATTCCTCATCGGCGTGGTGCTGGTCGTCGCGTCGATCGCGGGCGTGTGGTTCGTCGTCTCGGCAATGGCGCAATAGGCACCCCGGCTACAGATACTCGATGTGAATCGGCTCCTGCCACTGGAGATGCTCGCAACGTACGAAGTATGCGCTGGGCGGTCGGGCGATGTCCTCCATTACAGTGGGCACGCTTGCGGCCAGTGCGGAGACGATCGCGCCGTAAAAGGCGACCCCTCTCGCCTTCTCCGGTTCGCGAAGCCCTACCCAATGCAATGGTGCTCTACGAAGGCCACGCCGCTCGGACGGGCTCAGTGTCTGTGCCAGGTCCTTCGTCACGATCACGTCAAACTGACGGGCAGCGAGTGTCTCAAAGAGAGGCAGATCTAAGACGCCCGTCAGTCTCTCTGCCTTGTGGGAGCTGAACGTCGCCCGCCGGAACGCTTTACCCAACGCCGGCGCGAGCTGGTGAGGGAGACTCTCGTCAATGTAGATGCGCGGACGTTCGGTACTCACTAGGCGATCCGCACTTCGTCGTTGAACCGAAGGGCGTCGAGCGCTGCCGACTTGGACACGCGCGGATAGAAATCCTTTACGTCCTCGGGGAAGACCGTCTTGAAGTCGACCAAGCGCGCGATCGAGTCGAATGCAACTCGGGTCCCTTCGATCGTCGGCCAGCCCCCGAGCGTCTCCGGATGGACTGACAGATGGCGGGACGGACGCCGGAAGTCCACCACGGGGCGGCCCTTGAAGTCATCGAACTCTTGAAACAGCTCTTCGAAGGTGTACTGCGTGATCGCGTGGCCAGGGATGTTGGTGAGGTCTAAGTAGCCGTCTGGCCCCTCAACAAAGATCGCCTTACCATCTGTGCCGAATCGGTACTTGGCAGGGTGGTCGGTCAGATCAACGATTGGCAGGTTGCCCCAGGCCTTCCGGAGCCTCTGCGACGAAGTCCGCGCACGAAGGAACACCATTGAGCGCAGCGCCAAAAGGTCTTGATAGGAGTAGAGAGGCGGTCGCGCCGCACGGACCTCTGGGACGAGCAACTTTTCGCGGCGCCATCGATGGAGTTGCGAAGGAGTCGCGCCAGTGAGCTTGCTCGTCAGGCTAAGAGGGAAGCTCATCGGTCGCCCTTTCTCCGCCTCGCCCCCATGACGCGAATTATATATGTCAGGCGCGGTCGCCATGATGTCGGACGCGCCGAAAGGTCAAGAACGGTGCCCCCTCAGCCGGGCTCACGCTTTGATGACGAACTGAAGCACGAGGTAAGGCTGGAGGTTGTTGTGCTCCTGCCCGCCGCCGGTCGCGTTGATGCCGATGGCACGGTTGGGCGAGAACGGGGCGCCGGCGCCCCAGCCGACGGTCGAGTGCGGCGACTGGACATTCTGTAGCAGGCTGAATGAGCTGTACGCGGACCCGCCGGGCGCTGTGTTGTAGTACATCGAGTGGGTGTGGCTTGGGATCTCGTCGGTGGTCAGGGTGTGCGTCTTTTCGCCGCCCGTCTGCCCCAGATCCTCGAACTCCTCCTGCGTGCTGTCGACCCCCACAGGAACGCGCCCGCTGAGGTTCGGCAGGTTGAACGTGGTCGAGCCGTCTCCTGTTCCATAGGTCGTGCCGATCACGCCGAACAGGTCTGAGTGCTCCTCGCGGCTCACGGCGGAGCCGTCACAGAAGAGCCAACCGGCCGGCGCGGTCGCCCCGGCGAAGGCGCTCACCGAGCCGGTGGGCATGACCGGCCGGGCCTCGACCGCGCCGAGCCGCTTCAGGATGGACTGGATCTTGTCTTCGAGTGCTTTGAATGCCATGGCGCGCCTCAGAGCTGTAGCAGGTTGAGCCCGACCATCCATCGGGTCGGTGTGATGTCGTGTTGGATGCTGACGATCTGGCAGTCGTAGTCGGCGTCGCGGTAGCGGACCATGATGCGCTGCCCGACCTCCAGGGCGGCTGCCATCTCCAGGTCTTCCTGCGCGTTCCAGCGGATCACCGACACGATCGGGCGGGGCTCCTTGTGCGCCTCGAGCATCTCGTCCAGGCGGTTGGTGAAGCTGTCTGTGTATGGCGCACCGTCGTAGAGGTTCAGCGCGACCGTCGAGCGGTAGACGCCGTAGGCGTTCTGGCTGTCGAGATCTTCCACGACCAGCTCGTCGTTCTGCTCGAGGTCACCCGTTTCGTTGACGCCGTAGTTCGTCGCCTCGATGCGGTTGACCGTGGAGCGGGTGTCGAAGCCCGCGGTGATGTCGACGTACGAGACAGCCTCGGGAGCCGCCTCGTCAGAGAACACGGCGGACACCGGCAGGGCCGCGCCGGGCAGCCGGAACCGGGTGACACCATCCTTCGCGACGTACCAGGATGCGCCGACGGAGTTGCACGCCAGGTCGAAGTGGTTCGACAGGCTCGACTCATAGACCGTGCCGCGAAGCCGCGTCGGGAAGTCTGTCGCCAACTCCAGCAGCTCAATGCTGTGGATGGCAACCTTCTCGACCTCGGACTGTGCGCCGAGCACTTCCAGCTCCTCTGCGAGGAGCACCTGGATCGTCGCCGTCGATCCCGAGGCGACGAACTCGACCTCGGGGAGATCCACGGTCTCCGTCGCGGTCGTCAGTTCAGCGGTGTCGCCGACCTCGCTGTCTGCGACGAGCCGGTACGTCTTGCCCTGCGTCGACGTGGGGTCCGACGGATAGGCGCCGGTGATCGACGCCTTCAGCCGGTACGCCTTGCCGTTCGTCACTGCGACCGTGCGCTGAATGCCGAAGGTGTCGGCGTCGAGGGTCGCGGCGCCGGTCGCGAGGGACTCGAGGTAGAGCGCCTGGCTCGTGCCGACGGTGCCTCGGCGGATGCCCTCAGCCGTGTAGTACGAGATGTCCTCAGGCTTCATCCCGACACGGGTCCAGCCATCGAGGTTGCCTGCGCTCAGGACGAGCATGTGGCTGCGACTGGACGAGTAGGCGTTCACGCCGCCTGACGTGCGTGCAGCCACTCGCGCGTAGTAGATCCGCCCCCCGGCGAGGTCGGTCACGGTGTGAGTCAGTACGTTCCCGAGGTCGACGTTGACCACGTTCGTCGCGAATGCCGCGTCGGTGGCCACTTGGAGGCGGTACCCGGTCAGTCCTGTCGCGACGCTCGGTGCGCTCCAGGCGGCGACCAGACCGCCATCCCCGTCCTGCCCGAGGCTGTCGAACGTCGGCGCTGGCAGGCCGACGAACGTGGTGCTGGAGGCGCCGTAAGGGCCGGTGCCGACGCCGTTGGTCGCGCGCACGCGGAACCAGTGCTGCTGACCGGGGTTGAGACCGGTGACAGTGCCCGACGTGCCGCTGAAGTTCTGCGTGCCGGTGCCGGTGGTAAAGCCCGAGTTCGTCGCGTATTGGACCGTGTAGCCCGTGATGGCGCTGCCGCGATTGTCGGGCGCAGACCAGGACAGCGCCACGGTCGACGGCGTGACTGTGCCGACCGAGGGCGCCCCTGGGGCGAGCGGAGCCTTCGGGATGCGTGTCAGCGTCAGCGAGCCCGAGGCGGTGCCCTTGCCGATGTTGGAGTGTGACGAGTTCCAGTGCCCCGAGACCGAGATCGTTCGGAAGCCGTTGGCGTCGTGCGTGATGACGGTCGAGCCGGACGCGATCGTCTGGCTTGGGTTCGGGTTGAAGCTCGGAATCGAGCCGGAGTAGGCCTGACCGCCGATGTTCGCCGACCAGGGCGTCGAGTAGTTGCCGAACGAGCCCCACGTGCCCGCGGCGACCAGGGACCAGGAGACTGTCGACGTATTGGCGCCGGCGTTCTGCGAGACCTGTGTGACGTTGAGCGTCAGGGTGTAATCCCTGACACCATCCATCTGGACCGAGAAGGAAGCCATTACAGCGCGTACCTCACGATCGGGGCGCCGACCTCAGGGACTTCGACCGGGGCGTTCGCGGACAGCTCGAGCCGCTCGATCCGCTCCTCGAAGGTCTCGTCCGTATCGTCGCCAAGGTCGACGCCGTAGCGCATGGTCGAGCCGTGGATCTGCACCGCATCAGCGACCGTGACCTCCACGAAGGCGCGGCTCTGCCCTGTCTGCTTGTTCATCGGGTAGTGGCTGTTCAGGTGGGCGATGCGCCCGATGAAGATCGGTTCGGACTCGCAGAGGATTCGCACAGTCTGACCGGGGGCCAGCGTGCCCTCGTCCATCGGGTCTTCCGCGTCGAGCAGCCGGAAGGTTGCGAGGCCCACGTCCGTCTTGACGCCCAGCCCTGACCGGGCGCCTCCGCGGCGGATGGTGAGCCCGGTTGCGTCGGCGAGGAGGTCGTCCCAAACCTCTTCCTCATCCTCGAAGCGCTGGCGCTGGATGCTGACGTGCCCGTAGAGCGGCCGTTCGATGATCACAGGCGACCCCCGGCCTGCTCGTACTCCGTGATGGCCTCCACGACGGCGCGGCCGACCTCGGCGTTGGGGGAGACGGCCTGGACCGTGATGTTGTAGGTGTTCCCGCCGCCTGCGAGAGCCATGCCACCGCCGACGCTGAGGCTCGCGTCGAAGCCACCGGCGACCGTGCCGGACAGGTTGCTCATCGCACGATCCAGCAGGTTCTGGGAGCCGTCCAGGCCCTTCACGAGACCTTGAACGACGTTCTTGCCGTAGCCCGCGAACAGGCGCGACGGGCTCTTGATGCCGAGGAAGCCGAGGAAGCCCTGAATGGCGCCGCCGGCGATGTCCAGCAATGCCTGTCCGACCGACCCGGCAGCCCGCCATAGACCTTGGACGAGGCCGCCGATCAGGTCCATGCCGGCGCGGAGGAGTTGGGGGACGAGGCCGATGATCGCGCTGACCATCTTCGGTGCCAGGTCGATCAGCGCTCTCACGAGCTGCGGGACGATCCGCGGGATCGCCTCTACCAGCGCGACGAAGAGGTTGATCGCGGCGGTGAGCAGCTTGGGGATCATGCCGATCACCGTGCTGATGATCTTCGGAAGCAGGTCGATGATCGCCTGGAGGAGCAGCGGCAGGATGATCGGCAGCGACTCCACAAGGGCCGTGAAGAGCTTGACCGCCGCATCCAGGATCTTCGGGATGAGCCCGAGGATCGTCGCGATGAGCTTCGGCAGCAGAGCCA